CGCCCCTGGCCCAACGCTCTGGACCTGACTACCGCGCAACGCTGGCTGGATGCCGGAGCCACGTTGAACCTCACCCAAACCGTGATCCAGTCGGGGATAGCTTGGCTCAAGGCTCACGGCCGCCAGCCCCCAACCTCGTTGAAATATTTCGAGCGCTCGATGGCCGATGCCATTGCTGCCGCCGCCGAACCGATGCCGAAAGGAAACGCGCATGCCCGAGCCCAACGCCCTGGTGTTATCGACCCCGAGCAACGCGAGCGCGAACGACGTGGAGCAATCGTTGACGCGCTTCGTGGAGAGCTGGAAATGGGAGGAGAAGCCGAACAACCCGCTTCCGCCCATGACGCAAGCACTCCTGCCGGAAGCGATTATACAAGCCCAGGCTATCAACCAGCCATCGACGGCGAAGCAATTTGCGGTGTCGATGGAGAGGCTGCTGAAGTTCTGTCAGACGTTCGGCCTTCCAGCATCGGACCTGAAAGCGTCGGTGGAGTTCTACCGGGCGAGCCTTTCAGACCTTCCTCCCGATTTGCTGGATCTTGCGATCGATCGGACGATCAGAGCCCACAAGTATCGGACACTCCCCCTTCCGGCGGACATTCGAGCGCAAGTGAACGCCGAGATGATCAAACGTCGAGCGCCGCTGGATCGACTCAGAATGGCCCAGAGGTGGGGGACGACAAGGACCGCCGGTTGATTGAGGAATGCCCGGCGTTTCTCCGCAAATCCGCAGCCGCCTAGGAGCCACCATGAACAGGGGTGAGGGGTAGAATGGGACGCAAGCGTAAGTCTGGAAACCGTGAGCCCAATGGGAGACTCCAGAGAAAACCGAGAATCGACAGAGGAACGCCTGAACTTATGAGCCGCAGAAAATACGATGCCGGAAACGGAGATCCGAATCTGACTTGGAACCTCTTGGGGATTCTCCAGGCCAACAACCAGATCACCGAGGCCCAAACCCGCTCGGCAATGGAATATCGGAGGCTGTATGGGGTGGTTTACAAGCGCCCCGACGTTCCGGCTACGCCTCTGGACGGGATCGATCGCGGTGCCCCCGTTGAGCCCGACGAGCTGTATATCCGCCGCTGCAAGACACGCTTGAGGGCCATGGAGGAAGTCTTGCTCGACCTCGTAAAGAGCGAGGGAAGGATGATCAAGGACGTATGGGATAACCTTGTCCTGTTCGACCGGAGGCCGCGATGGATGTGTCCTGTGTGCCCTCGGCCTTCGGATATCCGAGAGGCAAAACTGTTCCTGCTGGCGATTCAGAAAATCAGTGGGGATGAAACGGACGAGAGCGTGGCGGCATGAGCGATTGGGTGATTAGAAAGGGCGAGAACGGCCTGATGCTTTACCGCGATGGGGCTGTTCCTCCTGTTGGCCCTTTCTGGATAGCAAAGTCTCCTGCGCTGGCTGCTGAGATAATCAGCCGCATGGAGAAGGCCGACCGAAAGGCGCGGCTCCTCACGTCTGCGGACTACGAGAAAGAAACCATTTGACGGATAACTGACGAAGCTCTACTGTCAGTAATATCAACTAGTGTTATCGCGCCCGGCCGGGAGACATCCCAGTGCCGGGCGTTTTGATTCCGGGGTCCCGATGAACCGCAAATCCTATTGGGATGATTACATCGGAGCGGATGTGATATTCCCAAGTCAGGTGACGGTTCACGAGGAAGACGACAGCTACCACACCGGGATTCTCCGCCCCAACGGCGAGCCCGTTTACCGCTCGCACAAACAGCCCATCGGTTTCGACCTGACGCCTAAGCCCAGAGTTAGGGTTAAGGCGCTTTCACGCCCATTCAAATCCTAGCCACCTGTCGGCCTCGGCAACAGGGAGGGGAAAGCCATGCCCGCCGGAAGGCCGTCCAAGTACAGCGAGGCCTACTGCAATGAGGTTATCGACTGTCTTTCAGAAGGCCATTCGGTAACTGCGTTCGCTGGCCGAATCGGCGTTGCTCGCTCCACGGTGTTCAAGTGGGCCGAGGAGCATCAGGAATTTTCGGACGCCCTAAAAATCGGGCAGGCCAAGGCCACGGAGTTTTGGGAGAACATCCTCGCCAATGTCGCCCGCGAAGGTAAGGGCAACGCAACGGCGGCGATCTTCGGCCTGAAGAACCGCGCCGGCGAGGATTGGGCCGACAAGGTTGTGAACGAGCACTCCGGCCCCGATGGTGGCCCCATTTCGATCAAGACCATAGAGCGCGTCGTTGTCGATCCAAAAGCTCAGGATTGAGACGCCCCGCGTTTTCCTGCCGTTACTTCAACCATCTCGATACAAGGGCGCTTGGGGCGGTCGCGGCTCCGGTAAGTCCCATTTCTTCGCGGAAGCCGCTGTAGAGCGTTGCCTGATGCGCCCCGGCTCAAGAGGCGTGTGCATCCGCGAGGTGCAAAAGACCCTGAAGGAATCGGCCAAGCGGCTGATCGAGGACAAGATCCAGGCCCTTGGGGTCGGGAAGTATTTCGAGCCAAAGAACACGGAGATAACCACGCCAGGGAACGGCGTGATCCTGTTCCAAGGCATGCAAGATCACACCGCCGAGTCGATCAAGTCCCTCGAAGGCTTTGATTGGGCGTGGGTGGAAGAGGCGCAGACGCTTTCAGCGAGATCGCTGGAAATGCTGCGCCCGACGATTCGCGCTCCGGGTTCCGAGCTTTGGTTCAGCTGGAACCCACGAAATGCCATCGATCCTGTGGACCAGCTTCTGAGGGGCAAAAGTCCACCTCCTGACGCGATTGTCGTAAAGGCCAACTACACCGATAACCCGTTCTTCCCCAAGGAACTGGAGTCCGAGCGGGCCTACGACGAGCAGCACAAGCGGGAACGCTACGGCCACATCTGGCTCGGTGAATATGAACCGACTGCCATAGGCGCGATTTGGGATCGGGTGACGATCCACAACGGCCGCAGAGACAAATCCCCTGAACTAGAGCGCATCGTCGTTGCGGTTGATCCGGCCGTCTCAGCGGAAGCCAACTCCGACGAGCACGGCATTGTCGTTGCTGGCCTGGGGGCAGATCAGCGTGGGTATGTCCTCGATGACATGACCACGAAAGGCAGTCCCAGAGAATGGGCGATGCGGGCCATCGCAGCCTTTGACCGCTGGGAAGCCGACGCGATTGTGATTGAGGTGAACCAGGGCGGAGACATGGTGCGCCACACCCTGGAAAGCGTTCGTCCTGGCCTGCCGATTGTGGAAGTCCGGGCAACGCGCGGAAAGCACGTCCGGGCAGAGCCGATTTCTGCTCTTTACAGCCTTGGGCGCATTTCGCATGTGGGCACGTTCCCGCAGCTTGAAGACCAAATGTGCCAGATGACCGCGGGCGGATACGAGGGTGATGGATCGCCTGATCGTGTCGATGCCTTGGTCTGGGCGTTAACGGAACTGTTCCCGAGCATGACGGCGACACGGACGCGAGAGATTCACGTGGAACCGCTCGGCGTCGGAGGATGGATGGGCTGATGGCCGATAAACCCACGTCCGAACCGATCCTCCAAGACGCACTTGAGCGTTTCGAGGAATCGCAGGACGGCTCAAGCTACAACCGCGAGGCGGCTTACGACGACATTCGCTTTGCGCGCTTGGGCGAGCAGTGGCCGGATGCCATCAAGAAACTGCGGCAGGAAGAGGGCCGTCCTTGCCTGACGATCAACAAGCTCCCGGCTTTCATTCGTCAGGTTGTGAACGACTCCCGGCAGAACAAGCCGGCCATCAAGGTTTCTCCGGTTGATAACGGAGCGGATTACGATACCGCCCAGGTCATCGGCGGCCTGATCAAATCGATTGAACGCAGCTCTCACGCCGATGTGGCCTATGACACGGCCATTGACCATTCGGTGTCCGGAGGCTTCGGGTTTTTCCGTGTCACGACGGATTACTGCTATCCCGATTCCTTCGACATGGAAGCCAAGATCGAGCGCATCCCCAATCCCCTCATGGTGCATTGGGATGTCAATTCAACGCAGTTCGATGCGTCCGATTGGGATTACGGCTTCATCTCCGACTTCGTGACGGAAGAGCAGTTCAAGCAGCGTTATCCCAAGGCCCTTCCGGTCAGCTTCGAGGGCGACACGCGGGATGCGGTGTCCTACTGGCTGATGGACGACAAGATCCGCATAGCCGAGTATTTCCAGCGTTCGGAGAAAACGCGCAAGCTGCTCCTCTTGAATGGTCCGAACGGTCCGATGACGGTCCGGGAAGATGATTTGCCTGGGATGGCCAAGCAGGCGTTTCAAGCTGGCGGCATAGACCTTGGCGGCCAGATAGACGACGAGCAGATTTCCTCTGCCTTCATGCAGGCCAACGGGCTTCAAGTCGCCCGCTCTCGTGACGTGACCTACCACACGGTCAAACGCCGAATCATTTCGGGGGTCGAAGTCCTGGAGGAAAGCGACTGGCCCGGTTCGATGATCCCGATTTGCCCGGTGTGGGGTGAAGAGGTGTATCTCGACGGGCGGAGATATTTCCGGTCCCTGGTCCGGGATTCGCGCGATCCCCAGACGATGTTCAACTTCTGGCGCACGGCCTCCACCGAATTGGTGGCCCTCGCCCCGAAGGCTCCGTTCATCGGACCGAAGGGATTTGTCCCTCAGGGCCAAGAGCAGAAGTGGCAGACCGCTAACACGCGCTCTCACGCATACCTTGAATACGAGGCCAACAAGGGGCCGATGCCCGAGCGTCAGCCGTTTGCCGGTGTTCCCGCTGGAGCCCTGCAAGAAGCCCTGAACGCCTCCGACGACATGAAGGCGATCATGGGCATCTACGATCCGTCGTTGGGTGCCCGCTCGAATGAGACCTCTGGCAAGGCCATTCTCGCCCGCCAGCGCGAGGCGGATGTTTCCAACTTCCACTTCATCGACAACCTCGCCCGAGCCATTCAATACGCTGGCCGCGTTCTCATCGAGATCATCCCGTCGATTTATGGGGCGCGCGAGACCGTTCGTATCCTGGGCGATGACATGAAGGACCGGGTTATCCGCATTACCCAGCAGGACGGCGGAGCCAAGCAACCGGGGCCAGATGGTCAACCGGCCCTCTACAACCTCTCAGTTGGCACTTACGACGTAACCGTGTCTGTCGGGCCGTCCTATGCGACTCAGCGCCAAGAGACGCAAGACACGCTCATCGAGATCATGCGCCAGGTTCCGGGCTCGGCTCAGTACGTGGGCGACATCCTGCTTGAGAACATGGACTTCCCAGGTGCGGACAAGGTGGCGAAACGTCTCAAGCTGCTCCTTCCCCCGGCGATTCAACAGGCCGAGGGCATCCAGGGTGTTCCGGGCCCGCAGCCCAACCCCCTCGATGACGAGGAGAAGAAGGCGAAGATCGAAAACCTGCGCGCGACTGCCACGGCGGCGCTCATCAAGGCCGGAGTCACCCAGCAGGACTCGCGTATGGGGGCCATCGAATTGCTCCTCCAGGCTCTGGAGAACATTCACCAGAGCGCCACAGACATGACCCAACCGAATCCGGGAGCGCAAGCGCAGCCCGGCTCACCGCCGGTTAGCCCGGCACAACCGCCTGCCCAACCTCAAGGAGGCCCAGCAGGTCTCTAGCCCGCCGTGATGGCGCGCAGCCCATAGAAGGAACTTTTTATGTCCGAAGATTCAACCGCCCTCGCGGGAGTTGAAGCCGTAGCCGATTCCGAGGAAACCGAACAGGCGACCAACGAAACCGAGACGGAGGGTCTAGCCGACACCGAAGCCGAGAATCAGGAGGATTCCGGCGAAGACGGCGAAAACCAAGAGGAGCAGCCCGAAGAGATCGAGTTCGATTTCGGCGGCAACAAGCTGAAGGTGCCGAAGGGAGCAATCCCGGAGGAAGTCGCGGCGCAGCTGGACAAGTTCACCAAAGGAACGTGGTCCGACTACACCCGCAAGTCCCAGGAAATCGCCGAATCACGTAAGGCCCTCGAAGCGCAGAAAGGCGCAGTCGAACGGCTCCAGACGTTGAACGGCGAAGCCCTGGAAACATTCGCACAAGGTCTCGCAGTCCAGAAGGAACTCGCGCAGCTCTCGCAGATCGATCTTACATCCATGTGGCAGTCGCAGGACCCGGCGGTTCGCGACCGTGCCCGCATGATTTCGGACGCGATCGCGCAGAAGCAGGCGCAGCTCCAGAGCATCGCACGCACCGTTTCCCAGACCGAGCAGGAACTTTCCAAGCAGCAGGCCGCCGAAATGGCCCGGCTGGAGGAAGAGGGCAAGCAGGTTCTGGAGCGGAGAGTTAAGGGCTTCTCACAGAAAGCCCCGGAAGTGGTGGCTTACGCGATCAAGTCTGGCATCCCCGAAGCGGATGCCCAGAAGTGGGCGCAGAACCCGACCGTCACCGAGTTTGCCTACAAGGCGATGCTCTACGACCGGATGCAGGCCAACGTAAAACCGAAACCGGCCCCTAATAAGGCCGCTTCTGCCGAACCTATCGTTCCCGTGAAGCCAATGAAGGGATCGGGCGGCCCCGTGCAGAAGAACCCAAAAGACATGTCAGTCGCGGAGATGCGGAAGCACCTCGGGATCGGCTGACGAAACCACAGCGCCCCGTCGTGAGACGCGGCATTTCCCATGAAGGATTCTCCAAATGACTAACACGACTCTTACCGCGGACATCATCGCAAAAGCTGCGGTGGCTGTCCTCGACAACGAGCTCGTCATGGCCAAGAAGGTGTTCCGTGGCTATGAGGAGGAGTTCTCCAAGTCGATCAACGGCTACACGCCGGGCCAGACCATCTCGATCCGCCGCCCCACGGACTTCACCGTCCGCGACGGCGCAACGATGAACTTGCAGGACGTGACCGAGGGCAAGTTCAGCCTGACTGTGGACAAGCAGAAGGGCATCGACTTCTCGTTCACTTCGTCGGATCTGACCCTGAACATCAAGGAACTTACCGACCGGATCATCAAGCCGGCGATGGTCCAGCTTGCCAATCAGGTCGATCAGGACTTGATGGCGCTCTACAAGGACGTTCCGTCGTGGGTCGGCACTCCGGGCCAGACGATCAACTCGTATGCCGACTTCGCTCCCGGCCCGCAGCGGATGGACGAATATGCCAACCCCGCTGACGGTCGTTGCGCGGTGCTTTCCCCGGCGGACCATTGGGGACTCCTGGGCTCCCAGACGAGCCTCTACATCCAGGATGCCGCGAAGGGCGCCTATCGCAACGGCTCCCTCGGCATGATCGGCGGTCTCGACACCTACATGTCGCAGAACGTCCCGACGCACACCGTTGGCTCGGATGTCACGTCGGTCACGATCAACCAGTCGATCACGACCTCGACCACAACCTATTCGTCGGTCAAGGACAGTGATCAGCAGACGGTTACGATCGCGGGCGGCAACCTGAACCCCGGCGACGTGTTCACGATTGCGAACGTCTACGCTGTTAACCCGGTGACGAAGGCAAGCCTTGGATTCCTCAAGCAGTTCACCGTCGTCTCCTACAGCTCGAACACGCTGGTTATGTCTCCGGCCATGATCTGGTCCGGGGCGTTCCAGAATGTCGCGGTTGCTTCGGGCACGACGGACCTGAACGGCGCGGCCCTCACGTTCCAGGGGACCGCTTCGACCGGGTATCGGCAGAACTTGGTGTTCTGCAAGAACGCCTTCGCGCTGGTCAGCGTCCCGATGGTCAAGCCGCCGGGTGCCGTTGACGTTTCGCGGCAGTCCTACAAGGGGACCAACGTTCGCGTGATCCCCGTGTATGACGGCACGAACGACGTGAGCAAGTGGCGTTTGGACATTCTCTACGGCGTAAAAACCGTGGATAAGCGCCTCGCGCACCGTCTCAGCGGCGCCGCGTAACCCCTCTGAAGACTGGCCGGGGGCTTAACGCTCCCGGCTTTCTCTACTCGAACAAGGAATAATCCAATGACTGTTCGTCAGCTTTCCGATGGAAACGACAGCGGCACCGTGTTGGGCCAGAGCACTTCCGACAAGCTGGGCTTTTTCGGCACCAGCACCCCGGTCGCTCAGCCGAGCATCACCGCCATCGCCACGGCCACCGCAACGACCACCCTTCTTGAGACGCGGATTTCCCGCCTTGAGACGGCGCTGCGCAACCTGAACCTCATCAATACGGCCGGTTGATCTTAGGGGGTCGGCGTTGAGCAGCCTTTATTTCGACGCCGGCCCCTCTGCCTCTGGGCAGAAGGTCATGTTGGCGACCACGGCGTATGACAGCCCGGACGCGAGCTACACCTTCTCCATCGCGAGGAGCAGGGAAGCCCTTCACCTGGCGGGAATCCAAACCGCCTATCTTTTGCTTACGGGGAATTGCCATGTGGACGATGCGAGGAACGCGGTTGTCCGCGATTTCCTGGCTTCGGATTGTACGGATCTCGTGTTCCTGGACGCGGATGTGAGTTGGGAGCCGAACCATCTCGTAACACTGTGCCGCTACGACTGCGATTTGGTCGGAGGCGTGTATCCCTTTCGCCGCGATGGCGGCGGCAAAGAGGGAATGCCCGTCCGGAACATGGCCGGGAAATTCGCCCCCGATGAAAACGGCCTGCTTGAAGTCGAAGGATTGCCGACCGGCTTTATGCGAATCAAGCGGCATGTCCTGGAAACCCTTGCTCGCCAATCCCGCACGTTTCGGCGCGATGACGACGGGCCGATCCCGCTGATTTTCGAGCGCGGGCTTTTCGAGGGCGGCAGGCTCGGCGGCGACATAGGGTTCTGCATGAAGTGGCGGGCGCAGGGCGGGAAGGTTTTTGCCGCTGCGGAAATGCGTCTCGGCCACTGCGGGAAGCAGGTCATCAAGGACTCGCTCGGGGCCTCGCTGCGGAGACAGGCGCGGTTGTCGCTTCGCTATGTTGCGGAAGCAATTCGCTCTGGCATGGAAACGGAAGACTCCTATTGGGAGGCACTTCGCGCGGTCAACAATCCGTGGGGAGCGCAGGTCGATGTTCTGTCGCTCGCCGTGCTTTTGGCGCGTAAGGCCAACGGCCCAATTCTCGAAGCCGGGAGCGGCTTAACCACCGTTCTCATGGCGGCCGCGAATCCGGGACAGACGGTATGGTGCATTGAGCATCACCCTCTGTATGCCCTGCAAACGGAGCTGATGGCTCGCGAAGCCGAGATAACGAACATCGCTATTGTTTCTGCGTCCATCAAAGACGGTTGGTATGACCTATCTGCGGATATGGCTGTCCTACCCAAGCGATTCGCGTTGGGGTTGATAGACGGCCCCCCGCGCGCAATCGCGGATCGAATGCGGTTTTTCGACGTGTTCGGTGATCGTTGCGAAGTTTTCCTTTGCGATGATGCCAACGAATCCGGCTACACGGCACGGCTCACGACGTGGGCTGAAGGCATGAAGCGCCCCATTCAGATTGATCGCAGGGCGGCCGTAATCCTTCAGAGGGAAGCTGCATGACGCTCCTCACGATTTGCCAGGATGCCGCGGACGAGTTGAAGATTTCCCGTCCTTCTGCGGTCGTGGGCAGCTCACAGACGGATTCTCAGCTTCTGTTCCGCTACGCGAATCGGGTTGGCCTTCGCCTGATGAAGTCTGTCGCATGGCAAGCCATCAGAATGGAAAAGACCTTCACGGGGCTGGCCGGCGAGACGCAAACCGGCATTCTCCCGGCCGATTTTGACAGATTCGTCCCGGAAACCTTCTGGGACCGGACTAACGTTCATCTGGTCACCGGCCCGATTGGCGCTGTTCAGTGGCAGGGCCTGAAGGCCAACAGCTATTCGGACGACACCCGGCCGAAGTTTATCTATCGCGGCTCGGACGTGCTGATCATCCCGGCCCTAGGTGGCGGGGAATCACTTGCGTTCGAGTATGTCTCGCAGAATTGGGCGCAGTCCTCCGGGGGAACGGGGCGGGCCAAGTTCCAGGCCGATACGGACACGGCGCTTCTGAGCGAAGAGTTGATCACGCTCGGCGTGAAGCTCCTCTATCTCACCGATGACGGTCAGCCGAACGCCACGGCTCAAGCCGACTTCGAGGATTACCTGAACAACCTCATCCAGAACGACCAGCCCGGGGCCGGAATCCTTCTGGCGGCGGATATTTTCGGCGGGGGCCGTCACTTTTCCGGCGCCCCCTCGGTAGACGGTAACTCCGTCTGATGCGCGCTCCCTCGGTTTCGGCCTCGCGTCCTCCTCCTATTGGTGGCTGGGACGCGCGAAACGCTATTGCCGACATGCCGGAGGAAAACGCCGTCATTCTCGACAACTGGTTTCCCTCTACCGACAAGGTGACTCTCAGAAGGGGCTTCACCTCCCACGCCACGGGGATGACGGGATCGATCGAAAGCCTGATTGAATACGTCCCCTTGACTGGATCGGGGGAACTTTACGCAGCCGCGAACGGCGCGATTTACGATGTGAGCGCCACGGGTGCCGTAGGCGCTGCGGTTGTCACGGGGCTCACCAACAACCGATTCCAGCAGGTCCAGATCGGCACCTCTGGCGGGCAATTCCTTCTGATCATGAATGGGGTGGATACGCCGCAGACCTACGACGGTTCATCGTGGGCCGACGCGACGATGACAGGCCCCACCATTGATAACCTGATTTGGTGCAATCTCCATCAACGCAGGCTGTGGTTCGGAGAGAAAGACAGCCTCGACGCCTGGTATCTCGACGTTAACTCCATTACCGGAGCCGCGACCAAATTCCCGTTAGCCGGATTGGCCGATTTGGGCGGTTACATCATGGCAATGGGAACGTGGACTCGCGATGGCGGCGACGGACAGGACGACGTAGCCGTATTCCTGACCTCGGAAGGTCAGGCGATCATCTATTCCGGCACCGATCCTTCGTCATCGACCGCTTGGGCTCTCGTGGGCGTGTTTCGCATCGGGAAACCGATTGGCCGGCGCTGCATGATCAAGGCCGGCGCCGACCTGATTATGGTAACGCAAGACGGCTTTGTTGCCGCGTCCTCGATTCTCTCCATGGATCGGTCCAGGGCACAGAAGGTCGCCCTCTCGGCGCAGATCAATAAAGCCGTCAACGACGACGTAAGGGACCACGGGTCGCTCTACGGATGGCAACCGTTCCTCTATCCGAGGGGAACCATGCTGCTGTTCAACATCCCGCAGTCGTCGGTGAAGTTCTACCAGTACGTGTTCAACACCATCACCGGGGCTCCGTGCCGGTTTACCGGGATCAATGGGGTATGTTGGGGACTACTGAACGACGAGCCGTATTTCGGCGGCACGGACGGAACGGTCTACAAGTTCGACACCGGAACATCCGACAACTCGGCCTCGATTGCCGGGGATGCGTTGCAGTCGTTCAGCTACTTCAGCTCGCCCGGAACGAAAAAGCACTTCAAGCGGGTTGAGCCGATTTTCGAGAGTGCGGGAGATCCAAACGCCGCGCTCGACATGAACACGGATTTTCAGGTCGGCACACCTACGGGTGTTTCGGAAGCCTCGGTTGTCTCCTCCGCTCGATGGGGCGTTGGCAAGTGGGGCCTCGGGACGTGGGGAACCAACGGTCAGATTTACCGCGGCTGGCGCGGGATTCGCGGGGTGGGGCGAGCGGCGGCTTTGCGCGTTCGGGTGAGCACCACGACATCTCAGCCGTCTTGGGTTTCGACCAATTACCTGTTCGTCCCCGGCGGGCAGACGTGAACCAGCTTATCTTCGGCTGCGACCGAGAGGTGGCGTCGTGGGTGGCCGAACGAATCCCGCACGTCAGCGGGTCATTCGAGCCGTGCTCTGCAATAGGCGTAGCCGGGAATGGAAAGCTTCTGGCCGGCATCGTCTATCACGAATACCAGCCCGATCACGGGACGATTCAACTCAGCATGGCGGCTGAGAATCCGATGTGGGCGCGTAAGGAGACGATAGCCGCGCTTCTCAGCTATCCGTTCCGGCAAATCGGCGTGTTCAAGATTTGGACGGCGACACCTCACGACAATGAGGCGGCGCTGAAGGTCAATCAGCACATCGGCTTCAAGCGAGAAGCCATTTTAGCCCACCACTTCGGACGGAAACGGCACGGCGTGATCTGCCGAATGCTGCAACCCGACTTCATCCGCCTTTACGAGAACGCACATGGGAAAATCTAGCCCGTCGCCTCCTCCGGCTCCCGATCCGCAGAAGACCGCTTCGGCTCAGGGCGCGGCCAACGTCGATACCGCCATTGCCCAGCAGTTCATGAACATGATCGGGCAGAATGGTCCTAACGGCACCGTCACCTATACCCCAACGGGAAACAAGACGACCGTTGGTACTGGCGCGGATGCGCGGACGATCGATCAGTACCAGCAGAACGTCACGCTCTCTCCAGACCAACAGAAGCTTTACGACCTGACGAATCAGGCGGCGCAGAAATACGGGCAAACGGCCAACACGCAGCTTGATTCGGTCTCAAAGCTGCTCGCCAATCCTCTCGATTTTTCCTCTCTGGGTGCCGCCCCCACGGCAGATGAAGCGACCCGCGAGGCGGTGCGGCAGAGCATCATCGCTCGAAATCAGCCGCAGATGAACCAAGCGCGGTCAGCCCTTGAAAGCCGTCTTGCAAATCAGGGCATTCAGGTGGGCTCGAAAGCCTACGCCGATGCCATTGACGAACTGAACCGCCAGAACAACGATTTCAGCCTCGCTGCCGACCAGCAGGCCGGTGGCCAGATGGCGCAGGAATACGGCCTCGCCTCGAGTGCTCGTAATCAGGCCATTAATGAGATGGTGCAGCAGCGCCAAATCCCGCTGAACGAACTGGCGGCCATGCTTTCCGGCTCTCAGGTGCAGAGCCCCACCGCGCAGGGCATCCCGCAGACGCAGCTTCAGGCCCCGGACATTATGGGGGCGACGTATGGCTCCTATAACGGGCAGATGCAGGGCTACAACGCCCAGCTTCAGAACCAAGCGGCGAATCAGCAGGGCCTTTACGGCTTGCTTGGGGCGGGCGCAATGGCTGGTGCCTATGCCTTCTAAGGCGATCCAGTTCTCCGGGGGCAAGGATTCGCTCGCCTGCCTCCATCTCTACCGGGACGACCCGGAGGCGGTCGTTCTTTACGCGGACAGCGGGGCGGCTTTCCCGCACGTTCGCAAATTCGTTCTCGACACCGTGCGAAATCTCGGGATGAGGCTGCACATCGTCAGCCCGAACATCTCTGCCGATGCGTGGCAGGACGCGAACGGGCTGCCTGCCGACATTCTTCCTGTCGATGCCTCTCCTCTCATGCGGAAGATGGCAAAGGAGCCCTACAAGGCGACGCTGGTCCCCTATCCGGTGTGCTGCAACGCCAACCTTTGGGAACCGATGATGCGCGGCGTGCATGAAATCGGCGCATCCGTCGTTGTCCGGGGCTCGAAAGCTTGCGACGGCAAGGTGGGCGTGCCGGATGGCTACACGGAGAACGGAATCACCTTCCTTTCTCCACTCTGGAATTGGTCGGAAGGCGATGTGCTCTCCTATCTGGAAAGCGTCGGATCGGAACTACCGCATCAGTATGCGATGGGCGCCGATAGCTTGGATTGCTGGTGCTGCACCGCCTACATGGATCACCACGGCGCTAAAAGGTTCGCCTACATGAAAGAGCACTATCCAAATCTCTACGCGAAGGCCAAGGGGCGGCTCGATGCTGTCCGCGAAACCGTCCGCGCTTCGCTCGATAACGTTTGCCTGGAGGCGTAAATGGCTATGAGTTTCGGCGCGCCCGGTGCCAATCTTTCCGTCAACAACCGCTTCATGCAGCTTCTTCAAAGCGCGCCGAGTTCCAACAACGGAACGGCGGCCGGGGGCATTGGCTCGGTTCTTCAGAAGGCCCTCATGGGCTACATGATGGGCAAGGATTCCGAGGACCAAACCGCCGCAAGGGGCGTCATGTCCCAAGCCCTCCAGGCCATGCAGGGCACGCCGGAACAGACGATCCAGTTCACGACCCCGCGTCCGGATGGAACCGGCGACATGACTCAGACCGTCCCCGCCGTTGCCCCGAACCGGAATCTGGCCGCTCAGTTGCTGGCGTCAAATCCACAGACCGCTCCGATGGGCTTTCAGCTCGCTATGGGGGATGCCGACCGTGCGGCGAAACTTCAGGATGCAATCGCGCTCAAGCAAACCACAGGCGCGCCCACTGACCCGAACACGGTCAAGGAATATCAGTTCGCCAAGAACGGCGGCTACACGGGCTCTTTTGAGGACTTCCTGAAGATTAAATCCTCGTCCGAGGCCCGCCTTCCAGCCGCGCCGATCCAGAACTTTGCGCGCCGAGAGCAATTGGTGCAGCAGTATGGGCCGAACTCGCCGCAGGTGCAGGTATTCGACAATTACGTCCGCTCGATCCCCTACCTGAACACCGGGCCGGCATTCGTGAAGCCTGATATTGCCAACGCCGGCGGTGTGGCAGGAACGATTGCAAACGGCCTCAAGCCCGGCGAGGAGCCGAGCGTGAAGGGCGCACAGGCTCAAGCGGCAGCGGCTGGCAAGGCCGCTGGAACGACGCAAGGCACGGCGGAAGCCACCATGCCGTCCGCCACGCAGTCGAAGGACTACCTGCTCGGTCTTATCGATGCTGTGTCCAACAACAAGGATTTGGATAAGGCGACCGGGTTTTATTCCTATCTGCCGACCATTCCGGGATTCAACTCAGACGTGCGCTCGCGCATCGATCAGTTGCAGGGCCAGAACTTCCTTCAGGCGTATCAGGGCCTCCGCGGGGGCGGTCAGATTACCGAAGTGGAAGGCAAGAAGGCGCAGGATGCGCAGGCCCGTCTGAACACCGCCCAGACCCCGCAGGAGTTCAGGGCCGCCCTGAAGGATATGGCTGATCTTGTGAACCAGCGCTTCGCGGTTCAAAAACAGCAAGCCGGCGTAACTGGCGCCCCACAGGCTGCTTCCGCTGCTCAAGGGGTGCCCCCGCTTCCTCCTGGCTTTGTACCGGTGCAGTAAATGCCAGCCGCCATCAATCCCCAAACCGGCGAATTTCTTGTCCTTGGCCAAGATGGCCAGTGGGCGCCGCCGACCATGGCCCAGAACCCGCAGACCGGAGAGAAAGTCTATTTGGATGACGGCCAGTGGAAGCCCGTGCCGTTCAAGGCGACCCTCAGCAAGAAGGATCAGGACATCCTCGCCAGCGAGGGAACGCTTGGGGGCGCCACTCGGTCCCTGGCGAATGGGGCATCCGGCGGGCTGCTGGATGAAGTTTCTGCGGCGGGCGGCGCAACGGGCGCGTTCCTGCGTGCACTCACCGATGGGCAAGGTGTCTCTGGCGCCCTAGACACCGGCGGCAAGCGTTACGACGAAATCCTGAACCGTGAACGCGGGGCGAGCCGGGAATTTGCAAAGGACAATCCGGCTGTAAATGCTGCCCTCGAAATCCTCGGCGGCATTGGTGGGGTGAAGGGCGCGGGTGCACCCACCGCGACCACCCTGGCCGCACCAACCACCGGGCAAACCGCGCTCCAGGCGGCAAAAGCCGGAGGTGCGATCGGTGCCGTATCTGGCTTCGGAAGCGGTGAGGACGGCTTCACGAACCGCGCGGAGAACGCCGCCAAAATAGGAACCCTCTCAGCCATCCTTGGGGGCGCCACGCCCTACGTTGTTCAGGGTGCGAGCCACGCCAAAGAGGTAATCGCCAACCTCCTCGGTTCCGGAGGTGAGGACAAGGCTCAACGTCTCATTCTTCGTGGGCTGGAGCGCGATAGCATCCCGCTTGATGAAGCCGCCGCCAGATACAACGCCGCACAAGCGGCTGGTTACAAACCCGAAGCCTTGATCGACGTAGGCGGCGAAAACACCCGTGGTCTTATGCGCGGTGCGGCCGGTACTCCCGGGCCCGCCAAGGAGATGGCGGTAAATTTCGTGGAAAGCCGTCAGGCCGGGCAGCCGGGCCGCGTTGCTTCTGACATCGAAAGCGCAATCAGCCCGAACACGAACTACACCGCCACCATTGACGACATTATCAGCTCCCGCGCCAATGCCTCTCGTCCGCTCTATGAGCAAGCCTATGCCGAAGCTGGCCCGATCCACAGCGAGCGCCTTCAGCAGTTCCTTGACGATCCGATCGTGCAGAAGGGGCTTGCCACAGGCTACAAAATCCAGCGCCTAGAGGCATTGGCCGAAGGTCGTCCATTCAATCCGAACGAAATGGCGATAACCGGATTCAACGATGCGGGCGATCCGATCCTTGGGGCGACCCCCAACCTCCGCACGCTGGACGCCATTAAGCGCGGTCTGGATGACACCCTTGAGCAATACCGCGACAAGACGACGGGGAAGCTCGTTCTTGATCAGACCGGCCGAGCCATTGATATGGTGCGCCGGGCGTTCGTGAATACGGTGGATAGCCTTGCTCCGGAGTCTTACCGGGCTGCCAGAGCAGCGTTTGCCGGTCACTCCAAACTTCTGGATGCGATGGCAACCGGGCGTTCTCTCCTTAACCGAGACCCGGAGATAACGGCCAAGCAGCTCGCAAGCATGACGCCGAGCGAGCGTGATTTCGTGCGGGCTGGTCTGGCAAAGGCCCTTCGCGACAAAGCCGCAAGCGTTCAGGACGGCGCCGATATCACCAAGCGCATTTTCGGCAACCCGGCCATGCGCGACAGAATCGCCGCGGCCTTCGAGACCCCAGAGCAGTTCTCCGCATTCGAGAACGCCGTCAACCGCGAATCGCAGATGTATGCGAACGCGCAGCGCATCAATCCCCGTGCTGGATCGAGAACAGCTCCAATGCTCCAAGAGATGCAGGACGTGCGACAGAATCCCGTCGTGCAGTTCGGTGGAGATGTTGCCGAGAGTGGTCTTAAGGGTGCACTGGTCCGTGGTGTTGGTCGCCTGTATGACCGGGGTAGGGGCATCAACCCAAACACCAGCCGCAGCCTTGCGGAAATGCTTCTTGCTACAGATCCGGCGACCGTGAACGCAAACTTCGCGTCATTGGGAAACCGTCTTGCGTCGGATAAGGAACTTGCCGGCCGCCTCTCGCGCTATCTGCGCGACATCGGCGCGCTTGAGGGCAAGACGGTTGGCGCTCTGTCTAATTGAAAAGGAACAGCCGCGCCAGGAAGGCGATGGCGAAGATAACCAGGAACTCGAACCAGCGCGGCCCGAGAATCGGAGCGCCAGGAATGGGCTCTTCGGTCAGGAAGGCGTGACGCCACTTCAATTCGCGGCCCTCACGAAGCCCTGTTCCTTGTAGTCCCGAACGCATTGGGCCTCGCGTGCGGCGTTCGCATAGGCGTTGCCGAAGTAGGGCCCGCACTTAGTCATTTCCCCGGTGTTCGGATTCCTCATTGCAACTGAATCCATACAGCCAGCCAGCGTAACCGCGACCAGCACAAGTAGAGCAACCCTCATATCTCCCTCCGTCAGAGGGAACAGCATAGCGCCGCTTGGGCGCTTTTTTCATGTCCAAAACGCGGCCCGTCGTGAGACGCGCCAAGCCCTTGATGGAGCGTCATTAAATGGGATACGACGGCAACGGGACATACAACCGCCCGGTCTCCTCTTACGTGTTCGACACGGTTATCTCCGAAACCGACATGAACACGGAGATGGACGGGCTGTGTGCTGGGCTCTCCAACGTCGTCTGTAAGGACGGCCAGAGCACCACCACGGCCCGCATCCCATTCGCCTCGGGAATCTCGACCGATACGGTGAACGAGCAGACTTCAGGGTCGGGGGTGACGATCGATTCCGTTCTCCTGAAGGACGGCAAGATCGACACGGCTCAGGGCTCGGACATCGCCTCGGCGTCCTCCGTCGATATCGGGGCCGCTACTGGAAATTACGTCAAGATCACCGGCACAACGCCGATCACGGCCTTTGCCTCGGCTACGGCTGGGCGTTGGAGATGGGTCGAGTTCACCGGAGCCCTAACCCTCACCCACAATGCCACGTCGCTCATTCTTCCTGGCGGGGCGAACATCACTACGGCGGCCGGGGATACGGCGCTGTTCGTTTCCGAAGGTTCTGGGAACTGGCGCTGCCTTGCATATCAGAAGTCGAACGGCGCGCCAGTCCTCCTCGCGGACGGCTCAGTACCGAACGCCAAGCTCGCCTCAATGTCGAATTTGACCGTGAAGGCGAACACCTCGGGCTCTAGCGCGTCCCCCTCCGATGTGAATGCTGCGACACTCGGCGCGTCCTGGGTTCTGCTCTCCACCCAAACCGCAAGCTCATCCGCCACGCTCGACTTCACCTCCGGTCTCGACAGCACCTACGACCAATACCGATTCGTCCTGACCGATGTTCTCGCGGCGACGGATGCGGTGGATCTGTGGCTGCGAATCAGCCAGGACGGCGGGTCCACCTGGCTATCCGGCGCAAGCTCATACATTCACGCGCGCAACGCCCTCTCGGCGTCGGCAACGAACACCCCGGCAGGGTCTGCAACCGGCGATGCCAAGATCGTTTTGGCCGCATCTCTATCGAACAACGCCGGGCGCCCGATCGCCGGAGAAATCCAGTTCTCCACGCCCTCCGGCCTTAAGTTCAAATACTTCAGAAGCAATCTCGCGTTCGACGACAGCTCGAACTCTCTCAAGCTCGTCACCGGCGCGGGATATTACGCCGCAGATGGAAACGCGATCACTGGCGTCCGTTTCCTGATGAGTTCGGGGAACATCGCCTCCGGCTCTATCGCGCTATACGGGCTGCGTAAGGCGTAACCAATCGCGCCAGCAGAACGATTGGCAGTGAAGCCATCCACACCCACGGCTTCCGGCGGACGAATCTCAAGAACGCCATCTGAACCCCCAAGGATAGATCATGCCCCGAATCGACTTAGCAGCCGATACCACATTCTACATCAGCCCCATGGCCGGACAGCAAGGCCCTGGTGTGACTCCCGGCTCGGATTCCAACGACGGCCTGACTTCCGCAACTCCCTGGTTAACCTTTCAGCACGCCTGGGAGACCGTGAAAAACGGCTACGAGATGAACGGGCACTCCATCAAGTTCAAGCTCGGATGGGGTACCTACCACACGGGATTAACGGCTCGTGGGATGCCGCCGGGCCATGAAGGAGCGGGGAGCGTCATCATTGAAGGGGACGTTTCGGCCCCTCAGAATTTCGTCATCGCCCCGGACTCCGGATGTGGCAACGGCATCGCCGTTTCCGAGGGTGCGATGCTGACCATTCGCGGGCTCAGCTTCAATTCCCAAACCGGCGTTCAGGATCAAATCTCCATCGGGCAGCACGGAATTTTGCAGATCGATGGGCCGGTTGATTTCCAGCAGGCAGGCCAATCCGGATCGGGAATGAACCACATTAGCGTCGCCGGAGCGGGTGCGATGCTGGTGGTCAAGAGCGGGTATCAGATCAGCGGCGGCGCTCAGTGCCACATCTCGGCCGGTTTTGGAGCAACAGTTTACTACAACACCAACGGCGATCCGAACTACGCCCTTGGCTGCACGGTCATTAACACACCGCATTTCGATGCGGGGTTCATGGCCGCTGATGCCGCGTTCATCAACTGCCAAGCCACCTCGTTCTCCGGTTCTGCCACGGGACCAAAGTTCCTCGTCAAGAACAACGGCCTCATCGACACGTATGGGGCTGGCGTCAACGTGTTCCCCGGCAACGTCGCGGGCACAACCTCGAACGGCGGCATCTACGCATAACAGCGCCCCCGGCCGCCACGGCAATGACGACCGGGGACTTCCACGCCACCTTACAGGAGCAAGGCAGCATGGCTATCAACGAGTATCAGACGAAGGTTAACAGGCCATGTTAGCCGCCCTGGTCATCATCTGCGCCGTCACCTCGGCCGATAAGTGCGTGGTGATAGCTACCGAGCCGGTTTTCACATCCGAGAAAGCCTGTAACGACCAAGCCAACGCCTTCCTGAAGGCGGAAGGAAAGCACCTCAAGGCCAAACTTCACGGAGACTACTCCGCCCTAGTTTGGTGCCGGGAGATCAAGGGGGTGGAATCGTGAACGGGGACACCCTCAAGACAGCGGGCGATTGGGCGGCCGGTGGAATCACGGTGGCGGTGATCGTTGGCTGGCTTCCTACCATCGCCTCGGGCCTGACCATCATCTACATGACCATTCGCATTTGGGAGACGCCGACAAGCCGGAGGCTTCTTAGGGCCGTGTGCGCTCGATGCGCGGAGTGGTGGGAGCGGTAATGGTAGCGCCAGCCTGTCCAGACGCGGAGTTCGTTGAACTCATAACCACCTTCGGCATCGCTAAAGCAGCCCGCATCTTGGGAGTGGGTGAGCGGCGATGCCACGAACGGAAACACAACCTTGAGGCCAAACTAGGACGGTCGATTGAGTTGCCGGCCGCCACTCGTGTTTTCTCCAATTCCGGAGGGAACACACAGCATGCAGCCCGCCTGCATTTCGAGATTGCCAATGGGATCGTTCTCGTCGGCGGAGATGCCCATTACTGGCCCGGCATCGTAACCACGGCCCACAAAGCCTTCGTGAAGTTCTGCAGGGACCTAAAGCCGAAACTCGTCGTAATGAACGGCGACATTCTGGACGGGTCCCGGATTTCCCGTCACGCGCCGATCGGTTGGGAGAACAAGCCGTCGCTCATACAGGAGCTGGAGGCTTCGCAGGAACGGCTAACCGAAATCGAAGATGCCATCCCAAGCGCGAAGAAAGCATGGCCCCTCGGGAATCACGATGCCCGCTTCGAGAGCCGCCTTGCCCACGTAGCCCCGGAATACGCCCGTGTCCACGGCTTCCACCTGAAGGATCATTTTCCGCTCTGGTCCGGATGTTGGTCCGCATGGGTGAACGAGAACACCGTGATCAAGCATCGGTGGAAGGGGGGCACCCATGCCGCTCACAACAATACCGCTGGGGCGGGGAAGAACATCGTCACAAACCACCTTCACTCCCCCAAGGTCACTCCGTTCAGCGACTACAACGGCATGAGGTTCGGCGTCGATACGGGGACACTTGCCGAGCCTTACGGAGAGCAGTTCGAGGACTACACCGAGGACAATCCGAGGAATCATGCTTCGGGATTCGCGGTCCTCACCTTCCACAAGTCAAAGCTTTTGTGGCCGGAGATTGTGCACGTTCTTAAACCTGGCTTGGTCGAGTTCCGCGGGCAGGTGATCAAGGTATGAGCCAGTCACGCCGCCATTCCATTGCCGAAGCATCAACCAACGCTCTACTCGGGATCGCAATTTCATGGATCTTCACGCTCCTGGTGTTCAAGACGACAGCGACCTTCGCCCTGGGGATCACCATTTCCTACGCCGCGTTGAGCTGGGTCAGGGCCTATGCGGTAAGGCGGATATTCAACCGATTCAATTCGCGCGGATCGTTGAACACCCGGACTTCGGCGCGGCCCTCCTGGTTTCCACCGGAGACGGGCGGCCCTTCTACATTCCGAAATCCCGCAAGCAACTGGCGCAGATGATTGAAGAGGCTGCGCGAGTCTTGGCGAAATTGCCATGACCCTCCCCCTGCGGCGGGACATCCTCAAATCGGCGTATGCCTTCCTGCTGGAGACTCCCCCCTTCCGCAGGTGGAACCTTCCTCCGCCGAGCAAAGTGGTGTTTCACGTCAGCAAGGTCCGCTCCCACATGGCTGCCTATGCCACCGAGGGGATGAAGGATCATCATATCTACGTGTCAGAGAAAATGGTGGGGCACACCGACACTCTCCTGAAGGCCGTGGCCCATGAGATGGCGCACATGCGCCAACAGGTGATGGGGGACAAATCCCTCGCTCACAACGCCAACTTCTTTCGACTTACGGCACGGATCGCCAAGTACCACGGCTTCGATCCGAAAGAGCTATGAACCTCGAAACGCTCCTTGATGACCTCCGCCGCGACGAAGGCGTAAGGCTGAAGCCCTACGTCGATACGGTGGGGAAGGTCACAATCGGGATAGGTCGGAATCTGACCGACGTTGGCATATCGGATGCCGAGGCAACTGTCTTGCTGCACAACGATGTATCAGCGGCGCTGCTTGATCTGGACAAGCATATCCCCTGGTGGCGCTCGCTCTCGGAACCGAGACAGAGAGCCCTAGCCAACATGGCCTTCAATATGGGCTGGCCCCGGTTGTCGGGGTTCAAAAACATGCTGGCCGCGCTAAGGGACGGGCGGTGGGACGATGCCGCCCAAGAGTCCCTAGACAGCAAATGGGCCGATCAAACGGACGGAAAAATTGACGGCAAGGACGGCGCGAGGGCCGAGCGGATAGCGGAGATGATTCGTGCTGGCTAGATGCCGTTATCGCGCTCAGCCAGGTAGGCAAGAGTTTCGCTCGTGCGTTCCATCAGGTCGGCAACGTAGTTCGGCCCGAACGATCTTACGGGCGGACCAAAATTCTCGGGACCCTCGTATGCGAGGGCGCGCTTTTTCTGCTCCGGCGTCAGCTGCGCGAACAAGCCGTTCATCGGGCGCTCTGGAAATTCATCGTCACTCATGAGCGAATCATCCCATAAACACAGGACAACTGCAATGTTCGGCCTCAGCATCATCGACAAGATTCTCGGCATTGGCGAAACCGCTGCCGATCGACTCATTCCCGACAAGAACAAGGCCCAAGCCGACGCCCACGAGGAGCGGGATAAGCAAATCGACGCCACCACCGAAGGCGAGAAGGCGAGGAACTACTACACACCCCGCGCCATCATCCTGTATGCCATGGCGTTCTCCGTGGTGTACGGAGTGGTCGTCCAGCCCTTCCTGAAAGCCTTCGGGCTGAATGCGCCTTTGGTGGACTACGCGGCCCCGCTGCGAATCCTGTTGGGGCTGTTGGGGCTGGATTTGGCCGGGTGAAATAGAAACGCCCCCGGTTTCCCGAGGGCGCTCTATTGGTTGGTGTGGCCTATCACATTTCGGCTGC